CAAACACAGCAGCTAATAATTCAAGCAATGCATCAAGCAATTCAAGTAACTTTGCAAACAATTCAAGCAACTCAGCGAATGCAGCAGCAACATCTGCAAGTGGTGCATCCAATTCAGCTAACAATGCTTCTAATAGTGCCAACGCTGCATCATCAGCACAGACAGCAGCAGAGTCAGCACGTGATGCAACACTAGCTGCTTATGATTCATTTGATGATAGATATCTTGGTGCTAAGTCATCTAACCCAACAGTAGACAATGATGGCAATGCGCTACTTGCTGGATCTTTATACTACAATACAGTTGTTCCAGAAATGCGTTTATACACTGGATCAGCATGGGTAGCTGCTTATGTATCTGGTGCATCATACTTAGCTGTCGCTAATAATTTATCTGACGTAGCTAACGTAGCTACATCAAGATCTAACTTACTAGCTGTTGGATACACAACAACTACAGGATCTGCTCAGTTACCAGTTGGCACAACAGGACAAAGAGACGCATCTCCTCAAGCTGGATACATTCGATACAATAGTTCTACGCCAGGCTTTGAAGGATACAATGGCACAGCATGGGGTTCTATCGGTGGTGGTGCTTCTGCTGGTGGATCTATCTATGAGAACACAACAACGATTAGCACAAGTTATACATTAACAACAAGCACCAATGGATTCAGTGTTGGCCCAATCACAGTCGCTTCTGGCGCAACAGTTACAGTTCCTAGCGGACAACGCTGGGTAGTGTTATAGGAGAAATAGATGGCTTCAAGTATAAATGCTTCAACGAGTGGTGCTGGTGGTGTAATAACCACAGCTGATAACACAGGGACACTACAGTTACAATCTGGTGGCACAACAATTGCTACGATATCATCTACTGGTATTACAACACAAGTAGGTGCGCCAGCGTTTAGTGCTTATGCTAATGCAACTCAGTCTATTGCAAATTCAACATTCACAAAAGTTTTATTTCAAGTGGAAGAATTTGATACTAATAGTAATTTTGCTTCTAGCAGATTTACACCTACTGTTGCTGGATATTATCAAGTAAATAGTGCCGTATATATACAAGCTATATCAAATCAAGCGCTATGTTCTATTTATAAAAATGGAGTGCTTTATAAAAATTCACCTTATATTACAGGTAATGGTGGAGATGCTGGAGCTTTAGTATCTGCTATTGTTTACTTAAATGGAACTACAGATTATATTGAATTATATGCAAACCAAAATAGTGGATCAACTAAAACAATATATGGAGTAGCGGATAGTCCACAAATAACTTGGTTTAATGCAGCAATGATTAGGAGCGCATAATGACTTTATACGAAAAAATTAAACAACTATACCCACAACTTACAGACAATGACTTTCTTACAGTTATCACACTACAAAACGATAGTGACGGTAAAGGTGACTACATAGCTAAATGGGAACATCCTACATTAGCTAAACCAACACAGGAGCAATTAGCATGAGTTCAGTCTACTGGATACATCATCCAGAGCATACTGATATGTTCTCACAAGGATATATAGGTGTGTCAAAAGATTTGAAAAGACGTTTTAGAAATCATGCTAAACGTAGTGATAATCCACATCTTAAAAATGCTATTAATAAATATGGATGGGATAATCTAGCAAAACAAATTATACTTGTTGCAGATGATGCTTATTGTTTTATGATTGAAAAAGCATTAAGAAACGAAAATAATATTGGATGGAACATTGTTATGGGCGGAGGTAATCCACCAATTAATTTATGGAATAAAGGCATACCTTGTTTAGAAAAGGTAAAAGAGGCTGTCCGTAAAGCCAATACAGGCAGAGTCCATACTAAAGAAGAAAAAGAAAAAAGAATTAAAGGTTTGATTGGCAGACCAATGTCTGTTAAAAACAAAGAAGCATTAAGAATAGCAAATATTAATCGCATACCATCAATGAAGGGAAAGCACTTTCCTAAAGTAACTTGTCCTCATTGTAATAAAGTTGGAGGAATTATCCCTATGAAAAGATGGCACATGGACAACTGCAAGAATAAAGGAGTATCAAATTGAGTTCTATTCAAATTGCTGGAAACACTAGCGGAACTATTACATTAGACGCACCAGCAGTAGCTGGCACGACAACACTTACGTTGCCTACTACTAGTGGGACTATAATTACTACAGGAAACATTCCAACTGGTTCTGTATTGCAAGTGGTTCAAGCTATTAAAACAAATAAGTTTACAACTACTAGCGGTACTTATGTTGATATTACTGGTTATAGTGCAACCATTACGCCATCATCAGATTCAAGCAAAATATTAGTTATGAGTACTTTTAGTGTTAGTGGTGGCACTAATGGTTCTTATCCAAGAACGCAACTTTTAAGAGGTTCTACGCCTTTAGGATTGGGCGATGCTGGTGGAAGCGCAACACAAGTTACAACAACATCAAGCAATACTAATTCTGCCGCTCCTGATATTTTTTCTGTTGCTTATACATATCTAGATTCTCCAGCAACTACTTCTGCCACAACTTATAAATGGCAACTAGCTTCATTTTCAAGTAGAACTTCAACTTTTAATGGCTCAGATGGTACGGCTAGTTCAAATTATTACAATGCATCATCAACAATAATTTTAATGGAGATCAAAGGATAATGAATCATAAAGCTATATACAAACTATATCCAACAGTAGTCACCATAGATGATGGCGCTGGTGCATTCGATGCCAATGGTAACAAAGTAGAGATTGACCTAGCATTAGTCAATGCATGGGTAGATCCAGAAGCATACAAATATCAACGTGCTAACGAATACCCATCTATCGTAGACCAACTAGATACTCTCTATCATGGTGGCTATGACGCATGGAAAGCATCTATTGATGTAGTTAAGAATAAGTATCCTAAAGGAGCAGCATAATGGCAATGACACTTGATGGAAGTTTGGGCGTAACTTTCAATGACTCATCTCTACAAGGAGCTGCTGCATCTCCCTTTGGATTAAAGAACCGTATTATAAATGGTGCTATGGTGATAGACCAGAGAAATGCTGGTGCTAGTTTTACTCCTACTAATGGTTCTTATGGTTTAGATAGATGGACTTTTGCAGCAACACAAGCATCTAAATTTACAGCTCAACAAAACGCTGGATCTGTAACACCTCCAACAGGCTTTTCAAACTATTTAGGTATTACTTCTTCTTCTGCATATTCAATAACATCTGGTGATATTTTTTATGTTAGACAACCTATTGAAGGATTTAATACTGCTGACTTGGCTTTTGGAACTGCTAATGCTCAAACAGTAACATTATCTTTTTGGGTTCGCTCATCATTAACAGGAACATTCGGTGGTGCATTACAAAATTCAGCAGAAAATAGAAGTTATCCATTTAGTTATACAATTAGTGCAGCAAATACTTGGGAAAAAGAAACTATTACTATTACAGGCGATACAAGTGGAACTTGGATAGGCGCAACTAATGGTATTGGTCTTAGTGTAATATTTGGTCTTGGTGTAGGTTCTACATATACTGGCACAGCTGGTTCGTGGCAAGCTGCACAAGACTTTGCTCCAACAGGCGCAGTTTCAGTCGTCGGCACTAACGGAGCAACATGGTACATCACAGGTGTCCAACTAGAAGTAGGTTCGACAGCAACACCATTTGAACGCAGACTTTATAATCAGGAATTGGCTAATTGTCAGAGGTATTTTGAAACATCTTATAATCAAGGAAACTCACCGCAAGCTATTCCAACAAATACACCAAATTCTTATGCGTTTTTACCTTCAGGCACAAATACTATTGGTGGCGGTGTAAACGCAGCACAACAAATTATGGGTCCATTCTTTTTTAGAGTTCAAAAAAGAGTATTATCAACAGTAACTATTTATAGTTATTCAACAAGCACAACAAGCATGGCAGGTAATGGGTGGACTGGTACAGACTTGGCGGCTAGTAGCGGTTCTATTGGTGATACTTTAACATACGGCTTTACTGTTATTAATAAAAGTGGTGGTAATGTATCGACTGGTGGCTATGGAATTATTTTTGGCTATTCAGCTTCTGCGGAGTTATAATCATGTATAAATTAATTATTCATAGTGTATCAAACAAGCCTTATATGGTTCAAAGAGAAGATGGAGCTTTTATCCCATTTGACCCAGCTAACACAGACTACCAAGCCTACTTAAAGTATAAAGAAGAAGGTGGTAAGGTTTATGGTCCAGACGAGGAAGTGCCTAGTGGGCAAACCTCTAAGTGATTTAACTGGATTTCAGTTTGGTAGTTTAACCATACTGAAATTAGGAAGATCAAAAGGTAATGGTGCTTGGTGGATTTGCCAGTGTAAATGTGGCAAACAAAAAGAGATTAAAGCATCTGATATGGTGCAAGGTAAGATTAACTCTTGTGGATGTGAACATAAAGAACGAATAGCTAAGGCTAATACTACTCATGGCAAAACAAACACAAAGACTTATGCTATGTGGGGAGCCATGAGGAATAGATGTAATAGGATAAATCAAGACTATTCTTCTCGTGGAATTACTTATGATAAAAGATGGGATAGTTTTGAAAACTTTTATCTTGATATGGGTGAAGCTACAGAAGGAATGAGTTTAGATAGAATAGATGTTAATGGCAATTATGAGAAATCTAATTGTCGTTGGGCTACAAGAGAACAACAAGCTAATAATACAAGAGCTAATGTTTTTGTAGAATGGCAAGGTAAAAAACAAACAATAGCACAATGGTCAAAGGAACTAAATATGAATTATGACAAACTAAGAAGTAGAATTGTTAGATACAAATGGTCTTTAGATAGAGCCTTTGAAGAAGGCAATACACCAGAACCAGCAGAGGAATAACATGGTTAAACATGACGTAGAATCAAGGCTAAGCACACACGAGGAAGTATGTGCTATTCGTTATGAGCAAATCAATGCTAGACTTAAACGCTTAGAGCAGATCCTTCTTGCTACAGCTGGCTTCGTTATTGTATTCTTGCTTAGTCAAAGTTATGCTCATGCTGATACAACAACGATCAACAACAAAGGGATGCCAGTGCCTAGTGCTATGGCCCCATCCATGTCTGGTTTCTCTAATGACATGTGTAAGTCTGGTGTATCTGGTGGTGCTAACA